ATTACCTGTATCATAAAAGACATTGGCTAAATATCTGCCGAAAGCGTCATCTTTATACGTCTGAACATATATCTTCTTATTCTCTACACATTGCTTAGTAAAGTTAGTAGCTTTACTATAATTCTCTTGTCCTCTCTCTGGGGTATCAACATTGAGTAACCTGACACGCCTTTTAGCAAAAGTTTCAAACCCTAAATCTAAATCTATATCTAAAGTGTCGCCGTCAACAACATTGGTACATGTTGCTTTAAATGTGTATAGTTGGTTTTTGATATTCATCTCATACACTCCTTTTATTGATTTGGTAATCCTGCAGACATACATTCGTTATATAATTCATCTACTGCTATTTCTTCTTTGAGATTTTCGATAACTTGGCTAACTTCTTTATGGCTCATCATTTTAATTTGCTCGTCAGTATAGTTATCATTTATGTTGAATGGGTCGAACTTTTTTTGAAGTAGTTTTACATAGTCAACTTGTTTTTGCGTTACCATTTTTCATACACTCCCTATTACTTTTTTTATGTTCTTCTAATACTTTTATTGTGACTTTGCTTCCAACCACCTTAACCACAAAACCTTGCACGCCTTTCTTACGTAACTCACTTTGTATCTGAGTTGGTGTCTTGCCTGCCGTGTCGTATTTATAACGTTGGTTGATCGTTGATGAGAGTTCTAATGTGTTAGTTGTCATTGTGCTGCCTCTTTCTCTACTTCTTCGATAGGGACTTTAACTGCAATTGTGTAGCCACCTTTTTCATCTGCTCGTTTGATATATATATCTAATGCAAGACGATTAATACTTTCGGGTTGTACCTTTAGGAATCTTGCACATTCTTCACGTGTACCATGTGTTAACATTTCATCGTCGTGATATATGACAAAATCGTATCTAGCTTTGTTCGGCATCGTTTTTCTCTAACTTTTCTATTAATCTATCTGTATAATCTCTAGCTTTTTTCAAATCTTCTATTTCGTTATCTTTTCTTCCACTGCGCACAGGGTATTTGATCATATTACCTTTCATATAACCTTTAAATTCTTCAAGTGGAAGTTGTTGGTATAAGAAGTCAATTACATCAATACCATTACTGCCTTGGTAATGTTCTGGTGTTCTATTAGGTACATCAATTACTTCGTTTAGCTTTTGAGTAAAAGGTAAGTCTACAACTGCAAAGTCATCGTTATCAGTTAATCTATAAGTTTGTCCGTTATGCATAATCAAGTCAGTAAAATCTTCGTTTGTTCCTAAATTTCTACAACGCTTTGTAAATTTGCCGTATTGCGATTGTCCGTTAGTTCCTATGAACTGAACCCAATCGTTAACTTTTAAATCTTTAATTTTCATGATCTTATCCCCTTTGCACTCTGCCGTAGTAATCAGTTTTGATTGTTGCTATTAAATTATTTCTTTCTAGATTTCTAAAATAAGTACTATCAACTCTGTTCTTTTTCAATAGTTCCAATGAACGTTTGGCTCTAGCTAATCTTTCTTCTCTACGTTTACGTTTTAGTTCTTTCTCATGTCTCATCTCTGCTCTTTGAATTTCGTATAATTGTTTTGAGTTTAACCCGCCGCCTTTATAGAATTCTGGTATTTGTTCAATCATCTTAATTAACCACCTTTAAATTTATTTTTTTGCCACTAATTAACAATTCTTTACTACCTGCTTCAACTAATTCATTTATTTCTTTCTTACTTAAAATCAATTCTGGGATTTGTTTGTAACCATTAGATTTATTTATTTCGACTTGTTCGAATAAATCGTCAAACTCTACTTTCAAATAATTTTGTATATTTCGTCTTACATTATCCGAGATATATCTTTCTCCGTTTACTAATCTAGATAGATAGGTTTGATCAATGTATATTTCACTTGCAAACTGTGTATATGTCATATTTCTTTCATTTAAAATCCTATCTAACTCTTCTCGCTTTATTGCACATTTGATTACTTTCATTTACTCCACTCCTAAAATTCTTCTATAGATACCCCAGTTACTCTGTGATAGCCCTGAAATACATCTGACGGACTATCTTCAATATCTTTGATTAATTGCTCTTTGTTATTTGTTTCCTCTTGTATAATCACTTTGATTGTGACTTCTGCGTTTACTGTTTCTTCTGGCATACAATCAACCTTTCTCTTTCTTACGTTGACGTCTAACTTTCTGCAAATCTTCGTAACCTATCCATTCTTGACCAGTGTATTTAGGTGCCTCGCATATCCATGTTAGATACACATCTCTATACTGGTATCTGAACATCTTTGCTTTTAATTTTGCCTCAGGAGTAGCCATACCTTTGACGTCGATAACTTCTAATAATTTATCGTCTTTCCATAACGCAAAATCTGCTACATATAAAATTGGTCTTTGCTTACCAAACTTGGGTTGCAATTCGAATTTAGGTTGTAATTCGATGCGATCAAACATACCTAATTCTTTTTGTTTCTCTAATAGTTGAAAGTATTTACATTCAGCTTTGCTATCAAATGTGATACCTTTGTACTCAACTTTCTTTGCGTTGTATTTACTCATGTGCCACCTCTATAAAAATTCAAATAAGTTTGCTTGTAGTCCTAGTTCTTCTTCGTATCTGAGGTCATATACGCCCTTAAATCGTTTTAGCTCACTATCTGTCATAATTTTCTTTTCGTCGCTAAAATGGGCGCCTGTGAGCGAATAAACCTCATTCACATCATCTTCGTACTTGATGACTTTGATATCTTCTGTGCCATCTTCTCTATATAGGTAATATTTTTCTTTTGCCATTTATAACACTCCTAATATTCGACAATAGCAGGGCGTATACGACGTTCTGCAAGTTTTCTATAGTAAGTATCTTCTAACTTCTCTTCGTCGCCTTGTGCGTCGTCTATGAGTTTCTGAGCATACACATCAGAACACTCAAGATTTTGTTTGATGTCTTGTAATGTAATCAAAATTTAAGCCCCCTTGTTCTGTAATCTTGACCGTCCATTTTAATTAGCGTTGTATTACTCATAATTCTGCTAAAAATACGTTGCATATCTTTATTTCTAGTCATTTCTTTTTCATCTAGGTCGGTTGTAAATATATTGTGTTTACCTGCACGACTCTCTACTAACTCGAACATCTTACTTGTCGCAAATTCATTCATGTTGATACCGAAATCATCAAACACCATTAGATCAACATCACTAATGATTTGTGCTAATTCTTGCTCAGTCATACCATTTCTATTGTTGTAAGTATTTTTGATAGTTGATATAAGTTGAGGGACGTTCATATAAAGCACCGTGTAGCCTTTTGATTTAACTTCTTTAACAATACTCATTGATAAGTGTGACTTACCTGTACCAAACGAGCCCTGAATTAATAGTGATTGCTTATTGTCTAACGTGAAGTTTTGGGCATACCTTTGACATAAACCTTTAGCATAATTTAGCTTTTCTGATGTAGTTTGGTAATTCTCAAATGTAACTTGAGCTAAGTTATCGTTAATAATCAATTGTTTAAATATCTTTTCTGCTTTAGACTTACGTTGTTTCTTTCGATAATTTTCTGTAGATTCTTTGGCTAGTGCAATCATGTCGCAGTCACAACCATCTTTGACCACTTGTCCATTATCAAATTCGTAGTAGTCATACTTACGACCACAATCTTTACAATGCAATCCGAATTCTTGTTTAACTATCTTATTTCTAAAACCTGCTTGCTTAACTAGGTTCTGGAAAGCCTCCATCTCATCACTCCTTTAAAACGGTAGATTTTCCATATCCAATGGTTGTGCATTATCAAATGCGTTAGCATATGGATTGTTAGACTCTTCTTGTATTTCTTCACTATAGTCATTCATATAACTTTCACTATTTAAAAACGTCTTAGGATACTTCTGATATTGTTTATCTTTAATTGTTTTTAAATATTCTCGTGTGCCTTGCATGATTTGTTCAAATGAATGTTTCTTTAAGCAAGATTTGAATTTAGTGTAAGATGGTTTCTTATCTTTCTTTTTGTCATAAAGTTTCCACCATTCTTCAAAACGCTCACGCGTAACGTCAGTTGCGCTATTATTAATTGTCTTACTGTTATTTGTATAATTGTTATTTGTAATACTGTTAATTGTAGTGGGCTGGTTGTCGACCGATTGAATTTCAACCGGTTGACTGTCGACCGGTCGGATATCAACTTGTCGAGGGATATGAAAGAGTGTGTATAAATTACTTCCGTAAATGTTTCCGTTTTGTTTTCTATCGACTTGTAAATATCCTGCATTCTCTAACTCACATCTAGCACGTTGATAACGTTGTTTACCTATGTTAAGTTCGTGCTTAATTAATTCAACACTAGGAAACGCACTTTCATCTGAACCAGCATAAGCTGATAGGTAACTGTATAAAGCCTTAGCTTCAATACTGATGTCTTTGTCTTTCATAACTCGCTTAAACACAAGTCCATAACCAGTAATATTACTTTTGATTTTATTTGTCATCACTATCACTCCCCGTACAATATCCATTCAGGAGTTGTGTTGTATTCTTCTGCTATTTTCCTAACAGTTTTCATCGGTGGTAATTGCCATCTATTCTCCCAGCGATTAACTGCTATACGTCCAACTCCAACACGTTCTCCAAATTCAACTTGGGATAATTTTTCATTCATTCTTAAACTATTTATTCTGTGAGCGATACGCATTCTATCTTCAAGCGTAATCATTCTTGATTTCATTTTGTTTTACTCCTTTCTGGTATAATATTTTTTGAGGTGATATAAATTGAATTGGATTTCTTTAACTGCGTTAATAGTTTCAATTATTTCTTTATGTTTAACAGCTTATAAATATTGGTATGACTACAAAGAAAATCAATTAAAAATTTCAGTAGACCTAAAAAACCACTTTGTTTTAGGCGAAAGAAATGTGTTTGAATTGAATTTAGTGAACGAAACTAAAAATCCAGTTTCGGTTACTAAAATTCTCTTAATTGATGAATCTAAAAATTCTAAGTTTGAATGTATTCAAAACAAAGTGCTGTTAACTAAAACAAAGCACATTAGAAACGAAAGTACCATGTTACCAATCAATTTAAATTCTTATGCTTCTCATAAGAGTTATATAGTTTTTGATTTAGAGAAAATATTAGATGTTTATAATTTTGAAATTTATACTAGTAAAGGTGTTTATATTACTAATTACAAAAAGAAAAAATTGAAAGAACAATCGCTATTAAATTTAGGATCAGTATCGATAAATAAATGATATGGTCACTTTTTTTCATACATTTTCACTCCTTTCAGCATTTTATTTAGTCGTTCATCTACATCCACCCAACTATCTGTTAAGTGGTATTTATTATTGAATGTGTCCATTCCTATTTGGTGCTGTTCGTTGTGATGAGTTCTACATAGCGCTAATACTTGATTTCCAAAGTGATTAATCTTCGTTCTATCTCTGCCACGTCCTACTACAAATCTATGTGCTAAGTCAGAATGTGGTTTGCCACAGATAACGCAGTTACGATTGACCGTTGACCAGTAAAGAAATGCTCTATCATTTTTTAGTAGCTCACTTGTTTTATAGTCGAGTGGTATATCGTTGTGAAATATCCAATCAAGTGTCACTTCGATAACTTGGCTTGCTTGTGTACGTGTGCAGTCACTTAATGAAATGCGCTTGTCGTAGCCGTAGTAAGTCTGAACATATTCAATGAACAAATGTCTCATGTAATCCATTGGCGAGCCTGTATGAGCCTCTATGTCCTTTACAAGTGCAAATATCTTTCTGCGTTGTTTACCAGTGATTTTGAACGGATCTACGACTTGCACATCGACTTCTACTTCTAAACCGTTATCGAGTAGTAATGTTTCTTTGTTACCTAACTCGACACCCTCAATAAGGACGGTTGTCGTGCCGTCATCTTGAGTGATGTAATTTTTGATTAAAGCCATTTATATCAACTTCTCAATTTTATATTTATTACCATGTATATCAGTAACTTCTGTATAATTACGTCTCAATTTAGTGCTTATATAACCGTTATTTCTACCTAAGAATTGACTCGCTCTACTCATACTTATAAATTCATATTCAATACCTAAATTGTTAACGAGTTTTACTGCCATATTGGTATGCATTAAACCTGTTTCAAATGCATGTCTGTTGTTTTCCAAGTGATTGCACCACTCAAGATTTTCTACATTGTTATTTTTAGGATTACCATCAATATGATTGATACATTCTTTTCCTTTAACAACTGGTATGAATGCAAAAGCTACTAATCTATGAACCAGAAAATCTTTACACTTACCATTCTTCCAAAGCGCCACTCTTACATCTCTACCGTTAGGTGTTTTATCTTTTAAATAACGCTGTTTCCAGTGTCTAACACCACGTTTCTCGGTATAAGTTGTTTTATCTTTATGCGTTCTAATTCTTCCATGATTACTGATTTCGTAAATACCTTCGTAACCTACAACATCTTTCCAAATTTCTTTCATATGAACACCTCATCAAAATGGAAGGTCTGGAATATCATCTGCACCGTTGTCAAAAGGATTATTACCACTTTGAGCTTGTCCGCTTTGCTGTTGAGGTTGGTTATTAGATTGGTTGTTGTTCTTCGGTTCTAAAAACTGGACGTTATCACAAACTGCTTCGGTAACAAATACTCGTTTACCATCTTGATTTTCATAACTACGAGATTGCATTCTTCCGTCAACACCAGCTAATGAACCTTTTGATAAAAATCTATTTACGTTATCTGCTTGTTTCCTAAAAGTTACACAGTTAATAAAATCTGCCTCACGTTCTCCTTGTGCGTTTGTGAATGTACGATTTACTGCTAGTGTAAAAGTGGCAACACTTACACCATTTGGTGTTGTTCTGAATTCTGGATCTTTTGTTAATCTTCCTACTAATACGACTCTGTTTAACATTAGTCATTACCTCCAGTTATTGTCTTTGCATTGTTTTGAATTTTATTGATTATTTGTACTGCTTCGTTTTCTGTTAGATTGTAGTTTTTAACGCCAAAACGTTGTTCAACCACATTTTGCGGTACTTCTTTATCAGTACCTTTGATTAAATTTGTAAAGTTAATAACTTCTTTTTTTAACGTTCCTATGGTTTGGATACTCGCTTTTTGTGGCTGTGTTTGTTTTCTATTATTCTTGCCACTAGCCTCATTACCGTCATCATCTTGATCACTAGTAATTCCAAACACTGCACTCAATGAGTAACGACGCATGTATGTTAATGCTGAACCTACACCTTGTGCTGTATTCTTATCTGGCTTTGTAGTTGCAGGTGGGAATTCTATGAATTCGCCACTTTCATGTAGCAATACCGTTGATATTCCAACCAAGCCGTTTTCTGTAGTGACTGGATATTGTGAGTATGTTAGTCCGTGTTTAGGTGCTACATCATCGATTGCTTCAACTACATTTTCAAGTGGCACATATTTACTTTTAAAAAAAGGATTGTTGGCATCTTTCATTGGCTGCTTAACTTCTTTGTGAAAGTTAGCTAATGCTTTGTTAAGTTCAGTTATAGATTCAGATTTATTCATACTCAACCTCCTCATATTCAATTGTTTCTTTAACGATTTTCTTAATAGCTTTGTGTTTAGTCATGTCAATTACTGCGTTATCCATACCATCAAAGTCTTTAGCGTCTCGTCTATTAGTTGAGTATTTGATATCTGGAAAGTTTTCACTAGGGCGATTAGTAACATACAATTCATCGTCAATATCTTTACGTTTGATTAGATAAGTTACTGTCTCTTTCATCTGAACACTCTCCTTTTAAAATTTTATATGCTCTTTTGTACATTTCTTTTTGTTCTTTATACATATTGATTTCTGATTGCATAATTCGTCGTTGGCGTTCTAATTCATCGTCACGTTCAGCTAGTTGAGATTTAAGACGCCATTCGTTTTTCCATGCAATTTTGAGTAATTCCAATAATCGCTCTTGCATAATATCTCTCCTAGTTTTATAATTTATTTGTGCCTTTTTTCTAAACTTTTACTTTTTTTACTGAATGCTATCCGACTAGCATTCAGTCTTTTTTTCGTTGTCGAAGTAGATGTATTCGAAGAATATAAACACTCCAATACTAATCACATTTGCAACTCCTACTGCAGTGATGAAGTTTATTCCTGCAAAAGTGAAGAACAGTGAGAACACTACCCACTCAAGTAATGCGATTAAGAATGATTTGTTCATTGGTGACACTCCTTTCTAATTTATTTAAGTTTTGCTCCATATTTTCGTGCTATAATCCTTTTATCGCTACTGCGATAGTGGGTGGTGAAATTTTTATGACAAGCCAAGAATTCATGGATTAT